TTCCCCAGGCTGAGCATCCCCGACAGTGCCGCGCTTGATCCTTTTGTCCCCCAGACGGCCCTGCCGCCGCGACCGCGATTCTTTATCAGCCAAAAATACGTCTCCTCCGTCATGGTCATGGTTTCATACTTTTTGCCGCCGCCGGTATCAACGGCCGCCCGCCAGATCCCCATAGATTCCTCTGAATTGATGATCGGATATCGTGTCTCGTAGACGAGGTCCTCCACGTCCGTCCAGGTGGCGAGGAATCCGTAGTGGATGAGCCAGCTGGTCATGTCGGCTGCCCAGGCGCGCACGCCGAACCAGAACCCGTTGAGCTGGACGTCGATCCCGCAGGTGAGGGCGATCGCGTCCTCCGGGACGGTCTGCGCCGACAGGGTGCACCGGGCCTTCAGAACCTGGTCCTCGTCTTTCGATGTGACGACCTGCTTCCAGGGGAGGGCCTCGTATCCGTTCTTGAAATCCTTGAACGCGTCGAGGGACCGGAGGCTTCTCAGAAACGCGGCCGCGATCTCCGACAGGGGGATGAAGTACGAGATCCAGGACGGGATATGGAATCCGATCTTCCGGGGGCGGTGCCGGTCCAGGTAGTCGAACAGGTCCAGCGGCTCCTCGCCGGCGGCGGCCTGCTCGTCCGTCGGTCTCGACCGCCACCGGCCGGCGCGGACCGCCCGGTCGCGGAGCGTGTCGTTCCAGCGGTCGTGACAGTGTTCGCACTCGTACCAGGCCAGGTCCTCGGCCTCGATCCGCTCCGGATCCAGCGAGTGCGGTTCGATCTCCGGATGATCCGGATCGGCCGGCTCGTGTGGCCACCCGAAGGTCTCCTTCGAGAAGCGCATCAGCTGCAGGCCGCCGCACAGCGGACAGACGACCCAGTAGTCGAAGATGACCTGCGCCTCGACCGTGAGGGCCTGCCAGATCGGCCCGGACTCCACCGTCGGCGTCGAGATCTTCCATATCTTCCGGTTCCACCGGTAGGTGATGGTCCGCTTCTTTACCAGGGCCTCCGGGGAGGCCTCCTTTTTCCCGGCCGACGGCGGATATTTGTCCAGCTCGTCCTGCACGGCATACCGGATCGGCTTGTTTGCCAGCCGCTGCGCGGAGGACGCCCAGGCCAGGTATATCGGCATGTGTTTGAGCTTGATCCGGCGCGAGGCCTTGTCGTCGTCGACCCCGGTGAAATACGACCGGAGGCGGGGCGACGATTCGATCATCGGGAGGATCCGGTCCTGGGAGTTTTCCTTCGCCGTCATCTCGTCCGGAAAAACATATAGAACCGGACCGGGGGCGCGGTCGACGGCATACCCGATGCAGTTATTGATCCCCTCGGATCCGCCCGACTGGGGCACCTTGCAGAGGATGACCGTCTGGACGGCCTCGTGGAAAGAGGCGTCCATGATCCCGGCGAGGTACGGCGTGACCTCACCCCGCCAGGGGCCCGGCAGGGCCGACATCGTGACGACCCGGTGCCGCTCCGCCCAGACCGACGCCGCGATCTTCTTGCGCTTTTTGAAGATCTGCCGCTCGCCCGCCGTGAACCGGAACGTGTGCTTGACCGCGCGCCCCCGCAGCTCCGCCGGCAGCCACGCGGGCGGGGAGTCGATCTTGATATGTGTGGCGGTGGTGGTCATGGGGATCCTCTCAGTCCTCCCTTGAGTCACAAATGTTTTTTGGATCCTTCATCAGATCCTTTATCGCCTTTTCCATCGCCGCCCGCGAGCCGTACCCCTCATGCTTGCACCACGACCCCCGGTCCGACAGTTCCCAGATCTCGCACCGGACCGGACCGGGTCCGGATATGGGATATAGATCCGGCGCGTCCGGAACAGCCGGAACCCGGCGTGCAGCAGTTTCAACCTGTCAGAGCTGTCCATCGCTTTTCTCCTTTTCCTATATCAACCCCTCTGATCGCCGATATTTGTCCCAGCATTCATTTGAGCAAAAGGGCCGTCCCGTGAATAGCTGATGGCCGATCGGCACCTTCTTTTTGCTGCATACGAAACACTGTTCCTTTTTCGGTTTTTTTGTTCGTTTCTTGCTCATCTTCTCACCCCCCTGTGAATCTCTTTGTATCCATGCGCCGGGCAGACCCACCACCTGACCAAAAGCCACGATGGATTGTCGGCCCATCTCTTGCCCGCCTCTGCCTGACAATTACATGGTGGGGATCCCCGCTCCTCGAGGGGAAAGATGTCCTCCCCGGGTTCCAGCCAAAGGGGCTCTTTCTCTTTCCGCTCGGCCATCAAGTCCCGGATCTCAAAAAGCAGATTGATGATCGGTGGTAGAAAAACAACGTGGACAGCCAGGGGATCCACCCCGGTCGCTTCCGCTTTCTCTATCCCCTTCCTGATCTCTTTTGTTACATCGTCTTTTGATATCATTGTCTCCTCCTTACACCTTACTCCTTACCCCTTACTCCTCGCCCTGGCCCTCTTCCTCCCCTACAATCTCCACGGTGAAGTCGATCGCCGCGGCGTACTGGTTCAAAAATCGATCCTTCGCCTCGACGAGGTGGTGGACCACTTCGGCCGTCTTGCGGGGATCCCCTCCGGAGATCTCGATCAGCTCCCCGGCCTGGGACTGAAACAGGTGCGTCAGGCCCGCGTCCAGGACGGCGGCGCGCGAGGCCAGCTCCAGCTCGAGCTGATCCCGGGGGATGTACTTCCCCTCCTCGACCTCGCGCTTGTGGCGCGACCGCGCGACCTCCTCCTCGAGCTTCTCGATCTCGAGGCCGGTCTTTTTGCGCTGCAGCCCGTCCTGCTCCTCCTGGGGGCGCTGGCCTGTGTCCTGGCGCTTCAAAAAGTCGCGGGCGTATTTGTTGACGTCCTTGAGGTAGAACAGGCCGTCGTCGCGCGGGAGGAGCTTCGCCTTCCCGGACTTGTTGTAGAGGGTTGACTTCGAGATCTTCCAGCCGTTGGCCTTGAGGTATTCCGTCACCGCCAGCCGGTTCGGAAAGGTCATCGTGTCCGGGGCGTACTTCGCCTCCAGGGCGCCCGCGAACTCCTCGAGAGCCGTCTCGGTGGACTGCAGATCCTTGAGCTTTGATGACGTCGAGTTCACCTGGTACTCCTTCAGCACCTTGATCGATGCGTTATAAAATACCTTCAGCTGATACTGTTCCGTCTCTGTGGCCAGGGCGAGAAGAGAGTCAAGTCGAGTTTTTTCCATGAGAGTCCGTTTTAATTCCCTAACAAGAGGCCGTTATTATTCCCTGATAAGAGTTGCCTTTTCACCGGTGAAATTTTCCCACCTAGTCACGGTAACATCACAATACCGGGGATCCTCCTCCGCTATCCTGAAATACCTTCCGGTTTGCTCGCACGCTATGCCCGTGGACCCGGACCCCCCAAAGGTGTCTAACACTACATCGTTTCGTTTTGAGCTGTTCTGCACAGCTCTGGCGCAGAGAGCGACCGGTTTCATGGTAGGATGCTCCGGACTTTTTGCGGGCTTTGGATATTCCCAAGTGTCCCCCTCTATGCCGCCCGGCTCCACGCGTACCAGGGGAACCCCATCAAAATCATACTGCAGCTTTTCAAGACCGACGACATCGCGCAGATTTCTTGCGCCGGACCAGTAGTGGGATGACTTCTCAAACCACCCATATAATATGGGCTCATATTGCCGCTGGTAATTAGCGCGACCAAGCGTAAAGGTATTTTTTACCCAGATAATAAAGTCGGACCAGTGCCCACCGCAATCCATGAACGCCCGCTGCAGGGTGTGGAGCTCGCCCGATGACATACAAACATAGACATCACCAGATACGTAGGGTTTGAATGCTGCTATTGCCGCGCGCAGAAAGACATAGAACTCTTTGTTCGTTTTGAAATGGTCGTTGAGTATCTTCCGCCCGCCGTTCTGGGGCGAAACCTTGTTCCGCAGCTTATCCTTCATGGTTGCCCCGTAGTTGACATTGTAGGGCGGATCGGTGAATACCATCGAGGCGAGACCGGTATCACGCATCAACCTGCTCATAACGCGCTCCTCCCGGCAATCCCCACAGATCAGACGGTGACCAACACCCCCCCCCCATCTGCCAGACATCTCCCAGTTTTGTCACCGGGTCCGAGGGGAGATCCGGTACATCATCCGGATCCGTCAGTCCCTCTTTGATCTCAAGCAGAGCTTCAATCTCCTGGCCATCGAACCCGGTCAGCTCGAGGTCGAATCCTTCCAGGGAGAGGGCCTTCAATTCGTTGGCCAGCTCCTCGGGGATCCAGTCGGACTCGTTCGACCGGTTGTCCATCAGGCGGAAGGCCCTGACCTGGGCCTCCGTCAGGTGGTCCAGGCGGACGACCGGGACGGTCTCCTTCCCGGCCTCAATCGCGCCGAGGCGCCGGCCATGGCCGGCGATGATCACACCTTCCCCGTCCACCAGGATCGGGACCTGGAACCCGTACTCCAGGATGGACCGCGCGATCTTCTTGACCTGCTCGGGCGGGTGGGCCTTTGTGTTGCCCGGGTACGGCGTGATCTCTGTGATGTTGACGTGCTCAATTTTCATGTATTACCTCTCCTTACTTTGTTTTATCGCGGGCGCCGGGGGCCACGCGAACGTGCTCCCCGGCTCTTTGTGCTTGCATATTTTGCAGGTCGATGGACCAAAAACGTCACCCGTATCAAAAAACATCCAGTGCCCGAACAGCCTGCAGATCATCCCGTCGAGCCGGTTTACGGGTGGCAGCCGCAGCCGGTGACCCAGGATCATGATCTCGCGTCGGAGCCGGTGTACCAGGACCTTCCCGTTGAGCTTGATTGCCCACCGGGCTCTGATCCGGTAGTAGACGAACTGTCCGGCCACCTTCAGGGCGCAGAACTGGCCGCCGGGGCCGAGAGTACTAAAATGGTTCCTTTCACTGACCCATACGTTGATCATCTTGATCCCTCCTCACCCAGCACCTCATCCGGAACCATACCGGTGAGATCAACGCCGGATTCCAGAAACACACGGATCAGCTCCGGCTTTTTGCAGTCGTTCCACCGGCCGGGCTTTTTGCCGAGTGTCCCGGTCAGGAAGGCCACGAACTGTTCATTCTCCAGGAGGCCGTGTTCCTTCGCGTAGGCGAGGATGGTGGCCTTTGTTTCCATGCCGAGCCACTCTTCGTCGATGCAGTACTCGCTCGCGAGGTCGATGCCGAGCAGGGGCGCGATCGCGTGGCGGGCGGCCGCCCCGAACCCGCCCTGTACAAGCGTGGCGGCGGAATGATATTGCAGGAGTTTCTGGACGGCCATGTCGGGCAGCCTCATCACCACACCCACCAGCTCCTCGTTTTTGA